GTGATATTCAGAACAAACAACATTGAATCGAAATTTAATAGAACCTTGCCAAGCATCAAATGGGGTAGCACCCCATGCCAAAGCAGTGGAATGAATTTCAGTCACAGGAGCTGCCACAACTGTACGTCCATATAAAGGAGCAACAATCATGGAAGTTAACATAGTGTCTGTAACTGCAGTTTCTGGCCAATCAAATTGACGGAAATATGACCATCTTTGGCAAATGGAGTTAATAGTGAGTTCATCTTCCCCGCCTAATCCCATTAGTCGAGTATCAATTGACAACTCATTCTTCGAATCCAAGGATAATTTGACCAAAGGCTCAGGTGCGTCAGAATTCGCAAGATTACCTAAATAACGAGGTACATACGAACGCGAATCTTCCAATACTTGCGGTCTTGAATATCCAAAACACTTAGCAATATCACCAATTTTAGTCGAAACCATTGATGTTGCCTTAGCATAAGGAGTCAAGACAGGAATCATAGAAAGAGCATCAGCAGCCTTTGCAATTGCAGAAGCGGGTTTACTAATCAATCCATTACGGGTAAACTCATCATTAGATGATTGATTATTAGCACGCATAGTTTTACGTGGCTTTTCTTTTCCAGCTTGTTTCTGATAAGGTTTAGGGAAACCAAATTCATCCAAATCTGCATCTTCAACAGCACCTTGTGCGTCATTAGTTGTAGGTACAGATAAGGTGAGGTTCTCTGCCCAACAGAAAACAGCAATAGTGATAGGATCAGTACCGCCATTAGCATGTTGCAACACATCAAAATCATGGATATCAATTTCTCCAAGAAGACTATCCCATCCGGCAATAGTTATATCCAAATAGTTCTCTGGCCAAATAAATGGCAAGAGCATTTCTCCACCTTGCGATGTGGTAGGATCTAACAACAAATGAGGCTTCTGTGAGGCTTGAATCAAATCTTGTTCAATAAATGTCCTGTTAACAGTAACTTCATCATTTTCAACGTACGGATTATACGACAATAAGGCACGACCATAATAAAAGCTGTTACCATTAATCAAAACCTTTAAGCGCAAATTGCAGCGCAAATTACGATAACGATTAATTTTATCAAGAACATCAGCATTGTTAAAAAATTCTTCCCACGGATTGAAGC